CCGCGCTCTCGACCCCCCAGTCAAGCCCATACAGATTAAGAATTTACATTCGTCTACGCTCTGCCCATCAGCACCCTACACCATGAAGCTCCACGTCCCCTTCAATTCCGTCCGCGACTATCTCGCTGAACGAATGACTCGAATCAAACGAGAATGGCAACTCTACCAGAAGCACCAACACGACCCCACCGCTATCACTGAAGAAATTCACGACTCTGACACTCAAAGAATGTACGCAAACGCATACGTCCCTAAAGAAAAAGAAGAAATCTTCAAGATCTACGAATCCGAATATCAACAAATCGTTGAATCACTCCGACTCGATTATCAATCACGCGAACAACCCTTCGAACTCCGAAGACCCCGGTCCCCCTCCGCTCCTATCCCCCAGAACCGCCTCCCTCAACCTGGTCTGAAACTCATCCCTCACGAATACCACTCTGGACACATCATACACGAGAATCCCGCGACCTCCCGCCCTCTCCACCCTGATGAAGAATCTGACGCTTCCGAATCCTACCTTCCCGGCGATATTGACTTTGGCCCTGACATCGACCCTCTCCTCCGACAACTCGTTATCACCAAATATCCCGAATATCACTCCGCAATCAACAAGTTCTGCCGCCCCGCTGGCACTACCAATGGTACCTTTCGCGACTTCAACAAAGAACAAGTCCCCTCCGCCCCGCTCGATCCTATCCGAAAAGAACAAGTACTCAACCACGTTCTCCACTTCCTCGACGCTACGCCCTATCTTCCCATTCACTTTGTAGATACTCAATACGACAAACGCCCCCTCGTTACAGGCACCGGCTATCACAACCGATTTTCCTACTCATCACGAGCCCACTCCCGTTTCTCACATCCTCAAGACTATCATGACAAACCGACATCCCGTGGCTACTTTTACAATGCTACCTACGAAAATGCTCGCACGCTCATTCACAAAATCAAAGAAACTGGCATGCCCTTCAACCTCGCATTCGCCCCCGAAGATCCCAACCTTACTGACGACCAAATCTACGATTTAATCGCTCATTACGAAGACTTTTTCCTTGACTACCCAACACTACTATTCACACGTAATCACATCTCCGACCGCGAGAAAACTCTCAAAGTTAGACCTGTTTATGCCGTCGATGACCTCTTCCTCATCATCGAATCTATGTTAACATTCCCTCTCCTTGTACAAGCACGCAAACCCTCCTGCTGCATCATGTATGGACTCGAAACTGTCCGTGGCTCCAACTGCTACCTCGACCGCCTCGCTCTCCAATTTGAAACTTTCTTTACAATCGACTGGTCTGGTTTTGATCAACGCGTACCCCGCATCCTATCCGATCTCTACTACACTGACTTCCTCCGACGTCTCATTGTTATCAATCACGGTTATGCCCCCACTTATGAATATCCCACGTATCCCGACCTCACTGAACATTCCTTATACAGAAAAGTTGACAACCTCCTCCACTTTCTGCATTTATGGTACAACAACATGGCCTTTCTCTCCGTAGATGGCTTTGCTTACTGGCGCCTCTTCGCTGGCGTACCTTCCGGTCTCTTCAACACCCAGTACCTTGATTCCTTTGTCAATCTGTACATCCTAATCGATTCCCTAATCGAATTTGGTTTTACACACGAAGAAATCCGCGCACTCGTACTTTTTGTACTTGGCGACGACAATTCTGGCTTCACGCTCATTCCTTTCTCACGACTCGTTTCCTTTGTTACGTTTCTAGAATCTTATGCCCTCCGTCGATACAACATGGTCCTCTCCAAGACCAAATCCGTCCTCACCACCCTGCGTTCAAAAATCGAATCCCTCGGTTATCAATGCAACTTCGGCCGCCCTAAACGAGACATCAACAAACTCGTTGCCCAACTCTGCTACCCTGAGCATCGCATGAATTACAAAACCATGTCTGCCCGAGCAATTGGTATGGCTTACGCCTCCTGTGGTAATGACCCCACCTTCTACGCTTTCTGCTACGACGTGTTCTGCATGTTCCTTCCTTTCTACGAATATGACGCACGAACCGATCTGCAATTAGCCCGGAAACTACAACTCACTGACCCTGATCAGCTGAATTTCGAAACCAAGCACCTTAACTTCCCATCCATCGAAACCATCCGACGATGTTTTGACAGATACCAAGGTCCACTCGAATTCGCTCCAAAATGGAATTTCGCACATTTCATCAACGGTCCAGACGTAGTTCCCCCCTCCGCAAAGACGATGCACGACTATGAAATCGAACACGATCTCAAGTTCCGACAAGCACCGAC